ATGACTCACACAGTTACACGCCTTTTGCCAGAGGCATTTGAACGACTGGCAGCAATCAAAGCCAAATACCCTGATATGAAGCATACGGCGCTTGTTGGAGAGCTTTTAAAAGAGTCGGTAACCCTTACCCCTTTTGATAACGTTAAGGGCGTTGCAGAAGGTTCTAAGGCCATCAGAATCACAACGAACCAACTGGAACTACTCAAAGCACAGTCCGCAGTAGCAGGTTGCTCAATGATTCAAGTGTTAAGTACCAAGGTTCATCAACTGGCGGATAAATTGGGGGTTTAATGCTACCTAGGTACAAATTTTATAAACTGGCATCACATCTAATCAGACAAGATACCCGCTCAAAAGAATATGAAGATGTTACGCTTGACCGTAACAAGAAAAGACTAAAACCACATCAAATTGAGCAGTTACGCCATGAATTAAAGTCACTGGATATCGAGCTTGATTATAGTGACCCGACTCAATTTAAACGGGCTTATGAACTCATTAAGAATTGGGGGGAAGAATGAAGAAAGTATTCACCCTCAAACTTAAAACAGATAAAGCCTTCAAATATTTTCGAAATCTAATTGATGTACATAATGGATGGGGTGACATTGATAATGATGACATCTATCTGATTATGCAATCCCCATCTTTCACGTTAAAAACCTCAGTAACAAAAAGCTGGTTTAGCCAATTTCATAGTGAGATGGGTTTAATAGTCTCAGACTAAAGGCAAAAAACGGTTTTACCCACTCTCAGACGCTCTCAATCGCATTCTAACGCAAAAAACCATCTTATTTTAGGGTATGTTACACCCCTACAGGCTACCCCTGAAAAAGACTGTTTAGCTCGTTACAGAGCGATTGAGGAGGTCTGGTAAAAAGGAGATTTTAGGAAATGAACAATTACCCAATGCAAGTTATGGTTGACCAAGAAACTATGAATTGGCTTAATGACCTGAACAGGTCGGGATTTAATATCTATTTCATGCATTGTTTTGAAGCATCAACGTATATTGACAAGCATATAATCAACGAAATTAAACTTGGTGACTTTGTTCACAAACTGGAAGTAACAGACCCAGACTACAAGAGATTTATCACAAGCGAATGCAACCGACTTGATTTAAGCCCGGAGCAATTATTGAAGCTGAATGTATTCTTGACATTAAACCCTTACAGTGAGGTGATGTAATGACGCTCGTTATTTTATGGACAGCTTTAGGTTTATTATGTGGTTGCCTGATTGCTAACGCAGCTAACAGAAATTGATGTTATCAGATTGTTAAAAAGCTGTTGACAAATAACCTTAAGCATGACATAATTTTAATTATAGGGAAGAGCAATTCTTCCTAAAATCATATTTTCAATAATCCGATGGATGGATATTCTGAGTTGGAAAGGTGCAATGCTTTTCGTCATGGCCTTTCAGTTTAGTCTGAGAGGCTATCTCAAAAAGTCTTTGTTCATTCGTTATTGAATCCTTACAGCTTTGCCCTAATCATGAGTTAGGGCGTTTTCTTTAAGAGTTTTAAGCAGAGCTTTTAAAGAAAGTTTTTCCTGAAACTTCGTTAACGTAACCTCCAAAGCCCTTCACAGATTATGTTTAGGGCTTTTCTTAATAGAGCATCTTTAATCAATCGTTAAGTCATCTTCTAAGTGTATTGGCGTTGAAGGTGCTCTATTAAGAAATAACCACTTAGAGGAAAATTATAATGACAAACGATTTATATATTAACGGCAGAAAGATTGATAGCTTCGGGGACTGGTCACCACAGACTGAACATCCAGCTATCGCTATTCAGCGTAAAGAACACGATGAAAGAATTAAGCTTGAGCAAGAAATCCGAATGTCACCAAAGGAAATTACCTTTGTGGCTCCTGAGCCTCAAGAAATGCCTGATATCTGCAAAAGTGAAGCACTATTTAATCTTGAGCGTGAATATTACCCACAGTTAAAAGAACAGCGCCTTAGACTAGATGACGCTTACAGCAAAGTTACCCTGATGCAATCAGCTATTGAGCCGTCAGAATTTGAGATTCAGGATGAATTGTCACAGAAACCATTTGTCTATTACCAATACGAAGACAATGATGGTTTTGGTATTTATCCAGAAAACATCCCAGCCGCGATTAGTAGTCTTCCTGAGGGACATCGAATTGTGAAGATGGTTAAGGCATCAAGAGGTGCTGGTCAGTTTATTTACATGACCAATAAGAGCGATGAAGAACTCTGTGAACTTGCCAGGCAGAACATCTTGGCATCACGTAACAAGCAACTTGAAAATGTTAAGTTGTGTCTCTTAAGAGAGCTTCAGGCTATGAAAGACCTTATTTCTGCATATGAAACGCAGAAGAAGATTGCTATGCAGGCTGATATTGAGCAGTTAGTGAAGATTTCAACGAAGTACGCAAAGGTGCTTTAACTATGAATTAAAAGAGGTGATTAATGTTTGAAGAACGTTTAGAGACTATTCGGTCTGTTTGTGAAAACTTAAAGTTACAAGCCAATCCAGCCTTAAGAATTAAAAACAAACGTCAAGTTATCACCTCACACAAACCAAAAACACGCAAGATTCCAAAGTGGTGTATCGACCGTATCCCTTCTGATGCCCAAATCATAGGTGAAACGGAATTACATTATCTTGTCAGACATTAAAAAAGAATTGGTTGGGTAAAAATCTACGGGAGAGATTATCGAGTGACATCGGTAGTTTCTCCCTTTTTTGTATATGTGCTACGTGAAATCTGTAAAGCTAATACCCACACTGAATAATAGAATTTACGTAGCTCACGCTTAAAGAGGTGAAATATGAACAATGGCACAGTTTAAAGTTGATGATTTTCTGATTGAGTTAAGTTTTAACTCTCAGAAAGTTTTAAAAGGCTTGGAAAAAGCCGAGAAACAAACGATGCAAATCGCATCAAGAATTGAGAAACGACTAAATAAGGCATTCAGAGTTAACCCTACGCCTTTAAATGATTCTCTCAAACTAATGGAAAAGAATGTCGATAAAACTGTTTCCAAGATTGAGCAGCGTCTTAAAAACACTAGAGCGTTTAAGATTAAAACGGAAATTGATGACACTTTAAAGCCACTTAGACAACCAAGACAGCCACGAATTAGCGGCAACAGAGCAATCACAGCGGCTTACTCAGCTAATATGTCTAAGCTAAAAGGCTTTGACCCTATTTTGCAGAAATACATCAAATCTCAGTTTTACGGGCTATCTGCTAAAGCTGGGTCAATGGATTCTTCAAAATTCAATGAGAAGCTGACTCAGTTAAATGCTTCAGTCAGAGAAGCAATTGCTAAAGCTAAAGGTCATACATCCACCAGCATTAACAATACAAGCGACGCATTTAATAATCTTGCAAGCAATGCAATCAAGTTATCTGGTGCATTTTACTCTGTGATGGGTGCTCTTAACGCTTACAAGGCCATCATGAATGCAGGTCTTAAACGAGATTCCGCACAGAGAGCCGCTAAGTTTGTACTTGGTGATAAAGCATCTGAGGCTGAAACATTTATCAGGGGACTGGCTGACAAGACAGGTCTTAATATCTCTGAAGGGCTATCAAGCTACGCTAAGTTTGCAGCAGGTGCTCAGGGTTCTATGTCACAGGAACAGACACAGGAGCTATTTGGTAATGCAACGGCTATGAGTCGCTTAATGGGGCTTTCTAACGATGAGCTAAACGGCATTTTGAAAGCATTTGAGCAGATGGCTTCTAAGGGCAAGATTCAGGCTGAAGAGCTTCGTGGGCAGTTAGGTGACCGTATGGCAGGGGCATTTAAGCTATTCGCTGAAGCATTGGGTATGACTGCTACAGAGCTTGATAAAGCGATGAAAGACGGGAAGATTTTAAGTAGTGATACTCTCCCTAAAGTCGCTAAACAGATGGGCTTGATGATTGATAAAGCGGGTGGCTGGGCTGAAGTCGCTAAGAGCACTCAGACAGCTTTAGGGAAACTGGCTAACAACTGGGATGATACGATGGTGAAAATCTTCTCAGGTTCACAGGATGAGTTAAACGGCTTCTTATCCAGCATGAGTAGCTTGCTTAGTGAAATGGGTATGAGTTCTTCTATCGCTGGTGATGCTATCGGTGGACTTATCGACATGCTTAAAGCTGGTGTAGATGACATCCGTATCTTTAACAATCACCTTGAAGGCTGGATTCTACAGATTAAGAAGACCTATTACAGCCTTGATGACACTAAACGAAAACTACTTGATGAAGTCGGTGATGGTTTTATCAATTTTGTCAAAGGTCTTGCTATAGCGTTATCTGCAAAGACGCTATTCAGTGCTACTACAGGGGTTATGAACCTGACAAGAGCAATCACAACGTTAGGTACAAGAGCTAATCAGGTGGCTGGTCAGGTAGCTACTGGTAAAGGTGTAGCTGGTGGTGTAGGTAGTGCTCTTGCAATTGGTTATGCTGATGACGGTTATGAAACAGCGTTAGCATTAGCTTCAATGATTCCACAAATCAGAGGCGTCACTCTTGGTTTATATGCATTGAAGAAAGCACTGGATTTTATGAATCAGGAAGTAGTCAAAAACGCTAATATGCATCCATCTGGGGTAGGTGTGGGTAGTGACTTTAATCCTGTGTATTCTGGTGACCCTAATAAACCGAATATGATTAACGAAGGATGGGGTAGAATTTTTAGTTCAATGGGTGAATTGTTTAACAATGCCACAATGAATATTGCAAGATTCAATCATCCAGAATTAATTACCATGAAACAAGATGCATCATTAACGAGCACTGACATCCAAAATCTAAGAGATGAAATTAGTGCTTTAAGTAAGCGTATTCAGGAGCCTGTGAAAGTTTCACTTGGTGGTGAAGTTGCCATTAAACCAGATGAAACCAGCTTTATGACCTTTAGCAGTAATATCTACGACCAATATGCAGAAGCTACGTTATTAAGTTCATCATTCCCAGAAGATGATTGATTTAACGGTGTTCTACGTGAATAAAGCAAAGTTAATACCCACACCAAAAATTATTTTTCACGTAGCTCACGCTTAACAGAGAAAATACATACATATCAAAGGTTTGGTTAAAAATGATTAAAATACACTAAGCCTTTGAAATCAAAGGAGAATTTAATGATTTACTCTAATCAGATTCGTTACAGTGGCAAAGATGGCATCTATTTCCACTTAAGAGATAATGTAGATGCCTTCTTAACCTTATCAGCAACTGAGAACATGGAATTTGATAGCCCTATGCAGGTGACTACACAGAATATGCAATCGGGGCAAACCGTCACAGATAATGTGCAAAGAGCACCCAGAACAATCACTATTAGTGGTGTCGTTGTAGTTGGCTATGAAGGGAGCTTATTATTAACTCGTCAGGGTCAATTAGTAGAAAACTTCATCGACACTCTGGAAAACTGGCGTGACCAGAAGCAAATTATTTCGGTCATCTGTAAAGATGGAATTAAAATTGATGATTCCATTATTACGAGTTTTAAAGCCTCTAAAGATGTTGGAATTTCAAATGGTCTAAGAATCCAGCTAACTTTTCAGGAAATTAACTTTAAAGCGATTGTAGGACAAACTGATATTTCAGCAGCAACTGGAAAGACCGCTACTACAAATGACGGTGGTGTGACCAGTAAGAAGAATGCAGGTAACGTGACCACTGAACGCAATAACGCGCCTATGCTATCGTGCAAAGAATTAATGAATATTAGCGATGTATCCGGTTACGCTCCAGCTATCAGAAATGATATTCTCGATGCTCAGATTAAATGTAATAAGGCTTGGAAGCTGGACTATTCAGACTTAACAGAAGCTGAAAAAACCAACGTCACCAATGCTAACAGTAACGCTGGTCGGGTAGCTTCAAAGCTTAAAAAGTACTCAGTGAATCCTAACAAAAAATACTAAATCTCTACTACATCAACATCTATTAAACCCCTCTCAGTGACTTCAGAAAGCGACTGTATAGCCTCTGTAACGTCCTCTGAGGGGTTTTCTGTTATTGATAGGGTGATTGACTTACTATTGTGAAAAGTCACTTTACAGCGACGTTTAGCAGTATTTAAAACGACCTCTTTAACAGCACTTTTGATTATCAGTTGTGCTTCAATCCTTCCCGCCTTTGTAGTCAAGTCACAATCGGACAAACAACCCACATCAATAGATTTAAGGCGTTGTGTCTCCTTCTCGATATCAGCATCAACCTGTGATAGCTCACCTTTTAACTGTTTTAGTTTGCTGGTAATAGCTGACAAATCTTCAATTTCAAGTGATAGCTGTACCAGCTTTTCAATATTGCTTGAGATGTGTTCACGGTGTAGCCTCAACATATCTATGGTATTCGTCGTATCGCTATCAAATCGGTCAAGACGAGATAGCAGAGTAAGCAATGTACCATCGGTTTGCTTACGTGAAAGTCCTTTAGCACTACAACGGTTTTCATTACGAAGAGGACAACGATAAATCCCGCTTCTTGTATCGCTAAAGCCTGTGATAATCAGAGCATGACCACATTCAGAACAACGGATAACACCTTTGAAAAGATTCACAGCCATTGGCTTATCTGAAGCAGGTTTTCTACCGTAACGAGCATATGATAGTTGCTGGACTTTGTAGAATGTTGTTTCATCTATAATTGCAGGATAATAATCAGCTATCTCTTCACAGCCTTTAGGTGTGAAGTAACCAATTACAGAGCGATTTTTCAGAAGGTCTTGTACTGAGGTTTGACCAAATGAACCCGCTTTATATTGGTTAAGCGTCTGGTGACCTTCATCATTAAGAGTCCTGACAATCTCCCAGATAGACTTACCCTCTAACCGTAGCTGAAAGCACCTCTTCACAGTTTCTACCTTCTCAGGTATCACAGAGAAGCTTTTACGGTCATCATTAAGCTTAAGCCATGCAGGACAACGTTTAGAAATCTTGATACCTTCAGAGATGAGTTCTTTTTTACGGTTCCATGCAGCTTGTATACGCTCAGACTTCCTCAAACTCTCCTCATGCGACCGCTGCATTATCAGAATGCTTTTAATCAGAGCTAACGGGTCTTTAAGAGATTCTCGTGTGTAATGTTCACCATCGGACAAGGTGACTACATCTACACCAGAGCGAAGAATGTTTCGTAATAGCTCACTTGCTCGGTCTACGTTCTGGCGTGACAAACGGTCAAGAGATTCTATCAAGAGCGTATCACCAGCTTTAACAAGCCCTTTCTCGATAGCGGTTAAGAAGTCACCTAAGCCACCTTTCAAGTGCTTACCAGTGAATCCACTCACACCTAAATCACGGAAGGATAAATCTTGGTCAAGGTAGTACTCAGGATGAGCCTTAAGCCAATCAGTGACCATCTTAGATTGTCGGCGTAATGAATCACCTCGGGATTGCTTCTCAGATGAAAACCTGATGTAAGAAATGGCACGTTTCATTGTTCACCTCAAAACTGATGCCTAGATTGTATCGCTTTAGGTGGTGTATTTAAACGTGTCTAATAAAAATCACCCGATTAACGCCGCGCTGATGTAAACCGCGATTAAGCGTTTGTTCCTCTTCCCCTTTGGCGAAAAACTGTGGATGGCGGACTTCCACACCATAATTAAATTCGCCAGGGAGAGAATCGAGAAAATGCCAAAGCGCAGGCAGCTCCCGTGGGCCGAATGTGGCAGGCAGTTGCAGCCAGTATTGCCCAATGCGCGGAGCCAACGGTGACATGCGGGTCAAAAATTCAGTCACTAAATCATCGCAATGTCGTAATGCTGCCTGATGCGAAATGGTCGCCGGAAACTTAAAACAGAAGCGGAAGTCATCTGTGGTCTGTTCACGCCAGCGCAGGACAACCTCGGGTTTCGGCAGGGCGTAAAGCGTGGTGTTGCCCTCCACGCAGTTAACATGACGGGTATTAAGGATTAACTTACTGATTTTAATAAGCCTCTGGTGTCACTTTGGTGACTATGGGGCATCATTGGGACATAATCTGTCAGCTTCTGATTCAGCATTGCGATCTGTTCTGCATTGCTGTCAGTCATCCATGCTCCGTATACATTGAATACCATCTGGGCACTTGCATGGCCCATCTGGCTGGCAATGAAGCTTGGGTTTGCTCCGGCAGATAATGACCAGCACGCATAAGTGTGTCGTGACTGGTATGCCTTTCGATGCCTGATCCCTGCACGCTTAATGGCTGTTTCCCATGAGTCACCTACAGAATCGACTTTGTAGACAAAACCTACCTGTTCGCTTTTTCTAACCACTTGAGGGTTAAACACGAAAGTACATTCATGGTTCACTGAACGTCCATATTCACGTAGTTGCACCTTGATGTTGTACTGCTTACCCAGTCTTGTCATTTCAGCCTGATTTTTCAGGACACTGATAGCGGGCTGGATAAGGTGCACAACCCTGTTTGTGCTTGCTTCAGTTTTCGGTAGAGTGAACTCACCAAGTTTCGTATAATTGCGCCTGATGGTAATTGTTCCTGCCTTCAGATCGATATCTTCCCAGGCCAGGGAGACCAGTTCACCGTGACGCATTCCTGTGTACACAGCCAATGACCACAGGTTTTTCGTCTGCTGATGTCGGCAAGCATCTATCAGGCGAATAAATTCGTCACGAGTTAGCGGATCTGGCTCTGCCCTGGCTCTTTTAAGAGGCTTAATTCCCTGGAAGGGATTTGCTTCTAAGTAACCGTGATCTGCAGCAAACTGAAACATTCCAGCGATTGTCGTCATGTAATAATTTACAGTAACGACGCTCCGTCCTTTTGCTGCTGCTTTGTTTTTCGTTGAATTCTGATACCCGGTCAGCAAATCTTTCCTGATATACAGCAATTCCTCTTTGGTTACCGATGACACCAGTCTACTGCCTCCAATTTTCGGAACCATCGTTCTTGCAACGGATTCATAGCGATTGAATGCATTTGCAGAGATTTCCATTCGTTTCAGATCCAGCCACTTTTCTTCAAGTTTCTTCACCGTAATTTCTTTTTTACTTACCCCAAAAGCCTGAAGGTTGGGGGAGTCAGGGAACTGTGCAGCATAATCAAAGCTTCCTGTGCGGATGGCAAAACATACTGATGTCCGCAGTTCCCCGGCGATCTTCCTGTTCTTGGCAGTGTCAGGGACACCAAGATTTTCCCTGACACGTTTACCTTTAAAATTAAACCAGATGCGTAATGTGCCGCCGTGGTTTTCGACGCCTGTTGGATATTTGACTTTATCCATCGATACCTCCAGACGCCCAAGAGCGATACGAGCTTACATATTTCATGATATTAAATCACCTGGGTTGTTTGTTTTTCATTGAGGCGACCCAGGCATCTATTGCTTTTCTGTTATACATACATTCACTGGAAGGCTTTGGATTACCGTCTGGTGATACGTGAATATACTCTCTTCCAACCATCCAGCATTCTTTCCGGGCCCGAAGAATTGTGCCTGGTTTGAGCCCGGTAATTGCGATAAGAACGCTTTCACAAACCCATTCATTGGGAGTCAGTTGAATCACATTGCCCATGCATTACCTCACACAACACTCAGCCCACGGCAGTGGTACCACACTTCAAACATTCGTTTCACAATTTCACGACAGTAGAAGACGTCAACATCTCGCGTCAGGTCATAGCGATTGCCGTAACGCTGGCGCACCCATAGCTCAAACGCTTTATTCATTCTTTACTTCCTTTTCATGGCCCGTAATTTTTTCAGATGAGCTTCCTGCTCTGTTTCTGCCAGAATTTGTCGGTATTCCTGGTGATCAATCCGTTCAAACAGTTCATTGAAATCGTTTATTTTTACTGACTGTGTTCGCCCATCCATTCTTCTGTACAACACAGTGTTGTTTATGCAGCGAACAATTTTTACCGGGTAACCGGCATTGTCGGTATACAGTTGTCCCTGATTAATCAAAGCGAACATTTTTTCTCCTGCTCTCTGAATAGTGAGAACTTCAGAGCCGTATGTTTGTAGCGGGTTCAATACTGATAATTTCTGCTGAGATAAGCATCCCGGCAAGCCAGAGCTCTCCGGACAGATCTTCATCCTGGCATGTCAGTTCGCCAATATTAATGGTGGCCATGATATCTGTTTCCCCTGTACGCTCATCCTCGACTTCTTCATAAGGCAGCGTTGCGTACAGGCTTTCAATAGCGCAACTGATAACATCGAGTCCGGTCAGGTTGCCACCGACAGTGACTTCGAATGTTTCGCGGTATTCCCATTGCCCGAAAGTTAATCGAACGGTTTGTTTCGCCATGCGTCCGCATGACGTCAGATTTGGGTCATAGTTCATTATTTGCGGTTGAGTATTATGAGTGTTCATCTGCTTTTCCCTTAGCCCGACGGCCTGCCGGGCATATTAAGTTATTTAACCTGGATAAATGGTGTATTGGCACCGCTGGTCATGTATTGCGGCAGCGTGCCATTCCATTTATTGATGGCTTCCAGCTCCATAACACCGGGGTTCTGACGCAGAGCTTCACCGCGTAAACGAATAGCATCGGCTTCAGCCTGGGCTTTTGTGCGAATCGCATCAGCCTGTCCGGCAGCTTCCGCGCGCAACATGTTGGCTTCCGCTTCGCGCTGTTTTACTTCCTGCTCGCGTTGCAGAGTTTTCTGGTTCGCCGTGACTTTGGCATTAATGCTGTCGATAACAGTAGGCGGGTACTCCGGCTTACCCACATATGAGAGGCTTATTACCTGAATACCGATGGGCGTCATTTCTTCCTGAATGTCTTTAAGAGCTGCATCCAGCAGCTCAGACTTGCCGCCGTCGATAAATTTGTCGGTGGTCATTTTGCTGGCCAGTCGGTTGAGTGCGTCGGCTATCTTCTGGCGCAGGTCGGTGTCGGTAATGTCGTCCACGCCTTTGCGGTAGGTCTGAAAGACTGTGGTAACTTTGGATGGATCAACCTTGTAGGCTACTCCGATGTGGTAACCAATGGTTGTTCCATCGCTCATCTGGAAACTGAATGGATCATCGTAGGTCTTCATCTGCTTAAAGGTCGGGAAGATATAAACTTCAGTGTTCCAGCCTGTCCAGTAGCGACCAACACCGACCACTTCACCGACGCCTTTGTCGTCGCCAAGTTTGTTGACTTTGATGCCCACATTACCAGGCTCAACACGATCACAACCGACAAGGCCAATGGCAGGCAGAACAATGGCTAAAGAAAAAATAATTTTTTTCATCTTTTATCCTTAGTGAAAGAAAGCCCCTTATAAATGGTATAAATGCATGGCGGGGTTAGAAACGTCAGTGCAAAGCCAGAAATCACCGCTACCGTATCCTTCATTGATATCAGAAACGGGACGAGCAATCCGTAAATACATGCGATAATTGCCAGTGATATAACTATTCTGAAATAAATATTCATGGTCCTCCTGCTGTATTCGGCTTGCCTTATTTAATTGCGTCATGGTTAATTTCGTTTACGTCAGAATGGTTTTGTTGCCATCAGTTCGTAATATCCGGCGCTCCATGTGTCATATTTTCTGAACCATTTTTCTGTATACTGTTTCCTGGCGATGAGTCTGCGCAGTCGTCTGATTGTTCGCTGGTGTGCGCGGGTGTACTCTGTGGTTGATTCTCCACGTTTCCATATCTCATTCCCGTTGAAGATAAAACGCTTGTCAGGATGGCGTTGTCGGAATCCTGAACGTTCAAAAGCGCGGGTGGTCATAAAGAATGCCAGGTAACGAATTGCCGTTTTTCGAGTGAGGCATTTTTTTGTTCTTCCGTGGCGTGTTACAAAAAATAACGGGCCGACGGGTGTATCATGTTTCTGTAATGCCTGGTCAATGGCGCTGGCGGTGCGGTTGTCGATCATTTCTTTATTTCTCCTGAATAACGTTCATGACTCATTACTTCCCAGTTCCGGCCGTCGTCTTTCGATAACAGCCGCCAGCGACGGTTAACCTTCAGACTGAGACATCCGTTGCGCTGTATCCGATGCGGGAATATACGTCGGCATCTGTACCGCCGCAGGACCAGCAACGCCTGCTGGTGGACCCACTCAGGAATTCGCGTTGCTGTTAATGTCACTGGTTTCCTCCTGAGCAGGTGCTGTTATCTGATACCCCGCTCTTTCTGCCAGCCATATGAATGTATCCATGCTGGCAATCAGCTCTCCATCGCGGACTTTGCAGACATCTGTTACCTGGCCATTTTCAATTGTCATAACGATCTGCACTTTTTCGTGCACAACAGATACAGGGGATAAATTAGCCATCAGTTAATTCCTCCGCTGATATATTTTTCTTTCGCGTAATCAATAACCTCTTGTAAAAGGTTGTCTATAATTAACTTTCCGGTTTCAGCCTGGTATTCAGTATGTTGATTAATCCCGATGGCATTCTGGTATGCAGTTCGGAATTCTGTTTCACCCTCCACTCGACCCAATTCACCACGGGTAATATCTTCAAAGCGCAACAGCAACTGGTTTATAAACTGTTCTGTTATTTCTATGGTCGTAATGTTCCCATTCAGAAGGTCAACAATAAGCAGTTCACCACCTGTTTTACGTTTTATTCGATGGAGTTCTGCAACAGCTATACGGCGACGATATGTATTAATGGATTCATGTGTCATTTGTTATTTCCCGTATGCTTTACGCAGAAATAAGCAGGCAATATGCATGTAATTTTCACCGTATTGTGCAATAAGACAGGCGGTCTTGTGTGATGCCATATTCTTTATAAAAGTCATAATAAAGCCTCCTGTGGATTAAGATTGTAACAATCCCCGGCGATAAAACCGCAATAAACCTTCAGGGCATATTTGTTGTTATTGCGCTAATTCTTTTTCGGCAGCAGCTTTTGCATACTCACATGCAAAATTCAGAATTTCGCTGCCGAGTGTTTTCGTTTCGTGATTACTGGACATATGTAATACCTGTGTTGCATGCAATAAATGATAAACATTTACCGCAAATGAATCAGGCTCCAGACAAATGCCTTCGTAATTATCTTGCTGTGAGGTTGTTTCTGTCATTGCTTCTGAAGTGCATGCGAGCCTGTTTTTGACAATTCTCTTTCCTCTAATCACTATATCGGCAACATCTATTGCCTTTACAACCTCCGGGAGAAGTTCCGGGTTTGTATAATCAAAGTCATCAACATGGAGAACAGTTATGTTTTCGAACTTTTTCATGGCTTCCTCAGCTGACTTATATGTCCTGCTATATAGCGAGTCTCAGAAGTGTTTTCATATTGAGACTGTTTCCGCAATGATTGATAATCAGTTACCGGATGCTTATCCGTGTCCGGCGCACGACCACACGTAGCCGCGTGTTGGTCCCCATTTTCAATTCAGCTCTCAATGGAGGATAAATGATTAACGCAGAGCAACTCGAAAAAGAGATTTCAGAACTCAAAAAAGAATTAATTTGGCACAAAGTTGCTATCTCCGCATTAATTCGTCAGGTAGTTTCACCTGAAGATAAAGTAAAGTTTATGAAGCAGCTCTCATCTTCATCAAAGGAGTTTTTCACTGACGAGGTTCATCCAGAGGCTGGATTTTGGATCCGTCAATTATTTTCGCAAGATAAGCGTAAATAGCGTCATCAATACTCGCGTCGCTCTTGAATTTAAGAGCGATGCTCTTTATATCCTCTGAAATTATTACCAGATCACCATATGTTATATTTTTATTATTGCGCGCAGTGCTTTTTTGTATGAAATCAAGCAATTCACCAATGAGACAAATATGGTAAGCATTACAGTTTTTCATGCGCAGATATCCTTTGCTGCCGTTTCGCCAGTTAACAGCCACATCGCATCGCAGCCAAGAATATTTGCCAGTGGGATAAGCATACTGATAGTTGGTTCATACTCTCCGCTCTCCCACTGGATGATAATTTCTTCATCGAGATCGAGCAGCCTGGCGAGTTCGGCGGTTGTTAAGCCGCAGGCTTCGCGTTGGGTGCGAAGGTTAACCAGCCAGCTTTCAGGGAAGGATTGTTTTTGTTGCGCAGGAGAAGCAGCAGATAGAGCATATTCATGGATAAATTCCATTATCTCAATGCCCAGTTCCTTTGAGCGAGCACAATCCAGAAGATGGAATGTGCGTACAGCACTTAGCAAATTTGCAATATTTAATGCAAAGGAATCAAGTTCTAAGCCCTTAAGCGTAACACAGCCGCAGTTGATAAAATTAGTTGTTTCTGGAGTTGCTTTTAGTGTCTTCATATATCCGCCAACAATTTTAAATTGAATCAAATCAAGTTATAATTGATGGTGCGATATTATGTTTTGGGAAATAGCCTGTCAAGAAAAAATTGATATCGTATATTTCAGGCAGAAAAAAAACGGGCAAAGCCCGTTAAAATCAAAGACTAACCAAATCTGTTTATGTTGAATGGTACTGATGAGATCACTTTAGACTGGATATAAAGCAGAGCTAACCCCTCTTTTTCGATGCTCCATGGTTGATAATTGGGGTTATCAGATAACACCATGATTTTGCTTCCAATTTTTTGAAGCCTTTTCACGTAGCATTCTCCATCAAAACAAAATGCATAAATACCATCGCCATCAAAATAAGTTACTGTCTTATCAAGAAAAAGAAGGTCGCCAGGTGAGATTGTGGGAGCCATACTGTCTCCTCTGGCGTTACCTATTTCTATATTTTTGAATGCCCGATTCCCAACAAGACGTCGGGCATATTCAGGATCAAGTTCTATTGAGCGCACTACATCTATCAAGTCACCACGGACATGAGTTCCATCACCGCAACTAAACTCAACATCAAGGACATTAAACACGACACTATCTGTTCTTGTCTGGTGTTTCTCTTGCGAGGAAAAGGTTGGTGAGGAGTCTTCACCTAAGAACCAGGATTGTGGATAACCGCTAATCTCTGATAAATGCGCGAGCTTATCACTCCGTGGAAATGTTTTTCCTGTTGTCCAGTACTGCACTGATTGCGCACTCACACCTAACTTGCGGGCCAGTTGAGCCTGAGTCCATCCTTTTGCTTTCAGCATCGCGGCTATTCGATTTTCCGTGTTTTTGACGTTCTTCATGACCAAATCCTGTGGGTTTCTTTACAAGGATAAATCTTTACTTGATTTTAGTGTATTCGATCCTTTTGCAACTTGCATGTTAATTTAAACTTGATGTATTCTTGATTTATAAAGTTAATATTGGTGCTTTGTTATGGAAGGAAATGATTACGACAAACTTCGTGCATTAATTGCGCAAAATGCCATAGCGCGAAATCTTGGTGTGACGCCGCAAGCGGTGAATCAGTGGTTTTCAAAAAGCACAATTCCTGCTCGTTTCGTTTTACGAGTATGTGAAGTAGTTGCATGGAAGGTTACACCTCATGGCTTAAGGCCAGATCTTTATCCTCACCCTGAAGATGGAATTCCTAACTTGTTACGCAAAAGCCTAAATCCAAGTTCACCACACAGAGCGGATGGAATACACGCAGGAGATAAACAATGAACACCGCAATTTTTAACGGCAAAGCATCCATGACCAGCGTTGAGATCGCAGAGCTGGTGGGAAGCCGACCAGATAGTGTTAAGAGAACTATTGAAACACTGGCTAAAAAGGGAATCATCCAATTTCCACAGACTGTGGAAATTGAGAATAAACAATCACTTGGGCCTCGCCGATTTTCTAGCGCGTATGTATTCGAAGGTGAACGAGGTAAGCGCGACAGCATCATTGTCGTCGCACAGCTCTGTCCTGAATTCACTGCTCGCCTGGTAGATCGCTGGCGCGAACTGGAAGAACAGATCCGTAAGCCAATGAGCGAAATCGAAATGGTTGCCGCGATGGCTCTTGAAGCAGTTCGTCAGCAGAAACGGATCACTCAGGTGGAAGAAAAAGTCAGCCACGTTGCTGAAACAGTCGAGCAAATTAAAAAGGGCACTATTCGTGAGGGCTATGCCGGATATCGCCAACTGAAAGCAAAAACCGGTTTGTCAGATGATAAATGCCGCAATCTGGTGAACGCCTATCAGATTCCTACAGACACCCATGAGTTCATGACGCCGGACGGATTGTTGTCACGTCGCGCAATTGTTGCTGTGGAACCGTTTATGGCTGCTTTTTATCGGGTTATGGAGGAAGCAGAACCGCGAGGGACTCGCTGGTATCACCCGAAAATGGGGTTATTTCAGGTTATTGGTTGGCAGCGGTGAAAAAAAGCCGGGAGTAACCCGGCTCACTCAACATCAATAACGGGGAGCTGTTTCGCATAAAACGGCTCCGAAACATCCAAGAACAGTTCTAAAGATATCAGCAGCTATATGATCATTTCAAGACCAAATATTGATTCTGCAATTTCGGGACGTTACACTGTCTCCGCACCTTATAAAGCGGGTGCCGGGGGTCGCAGCCCGGAATTGTCAACGGCGATATATGACGCGCCAGCGTCTTTTTTATCGTCCGCGCTCACGCACGCCAGAATTATGGTGGGCTGGGCAGGGGAGCCGAAAGGCTCGCCGGTCTCCGTTGACGCCGGTACTGCGAACCCTGTTCAGTCTGCCACCAGTGAGTTTCGCAGCTCCGGTGGTGGAAGTTTTCCACAGTCAACGGAGGCTGCCATCATGGCTACTGTCCCAACTTCCCCATACCTGAAAATTGAAGTTGTCAACGGCAAGGCCGTTATTTTCTCCCTGCATGTTGCCTGCCACTTTAAGCGAATGCACCAGAACATCGTTGACAAAATCGAGTATCTGAACTGCTCACGCGAGTTTTTTACCCGCAATTTCATACCGGGTACTTATCACATCTACGGTGACTCCCTGCGTGGTTATTACATCACCCTTGATGGTCTGATGATGCTTCAGCTTGGGTTAAGTCTGCGCACAATGCGGTACTACGAGAGCTGTATTGAAGCATTCCATGAGGCTGAAACCGTCCAGGGTCACTCCGCGTTCCGTCGTAATCAACGGGAGGTGCACCTATGATCCGCCACCAGCTTATTGATTCTGCAATTTCGGGACGGTACACTGTCCAAGCACCTTATAAAGCGGGTGCCGGGATTGGCGTCCTGGAAATGTTATCGGCGATATATGACGCGCCAGCGTCTTTTTTATCGTCTGCGTCTGCGCACACCCAAATTATGGTGGGCTGGACGGGGGCACCGAAAGGTGCGCCGGTTTCCGATAACGCCGGTTACGCCAACCCCGTTCAGTTCACCACCAGCGAAATTGGCGTTTCCGGTGGTGAAGGTAATTCACTGTTATCGGAGGCTGCCATCATGGCTACAGTCCCAACTTCCCCATACCTCAAAATCGAAGTCGTCAACGGCAAGGCCGTTATTTTCTCTTTGCATGTTGCCTGTCATTTCAAGCGCATGCACCAGAACATCGTCGACAAAATCGAGTATCTGAACTGCTCGCGTGAATTCTTCTCCCGTAATTTCATTCCGGGTACTTACCACGTGTATGGCGATTCCTTGCGTGGTTATTACATCACTCTTGATGGCCTGATGATGCTTCAGCTTGGGTTAAGTCTGCGCACAATGCGGTACTACGAGAGCTGCATTGAGGCATTCCATGAAGCTGAAACCAGCCTGAATCATACAGCTTTCCGCTGTAATCAATGGGAGGTGCGCCCATGATTCGCCGCCTCGTTAATTCTCTGTATCACCGATACAACCGTTGCCCCCGTGTGGGGCAGTGGTTCGCCACCAGCGACGGTCGCGTTCTGCGGGTTTGCCTGGTCAGCACCGAAAGCCAGAAAGTTGTGTGTGAATTACTGGGGCGTAACTACACCATCAGTTACCCACTAGTGGCGTTTCAGTCCGGAAAAATGTTTAAACGCCTGGGAGGTGGCTATGCGTCCGTCTGATCTTCTGCTCGATTTTGGGCATCCGGTTGCTTATTACCCTGGGCTCGTTAAATACATGGGAAGTCCGCACGCTGTTATTTTCTTTGGTCAGATTTTTTACTGGCAGGATAAAGCACATGCAGCGGAAGGCGTACATAAAACGCGTGAAGAGATACAACACGAAACCGGACTTACATTTGAACAACAGGCTGTAGCGCGTAAGCATCTTGTGTCCAGAGGCATTTTGGTTGAAACCAACAAGCGTCTTGAGCACAAAATGTTCTACCGTATAGATTGTGAGCGCCTTAATGAAATTATCAATGAAAACAATCAGTTTTCCCGAAATGGGGAAACCCGTTTTCGGGAAACTGTAAAACCCAATTTCGCGGAGGAGGGAAAGCCTTCACCGCGGACACGGGAAACCCCTCGCCGCGGTGAAGGGAAAACCAATTTCGATCTTACAGAGATTACAACAGAGATTACTTCAGAGAGTACTACAGAGAGTAAAAACACTATTGGCGCATCCGCTGACGCGTCTGCACCAGCGCGTTCTGCCCGACAGGAATATTCACCGGAATTTGAACAGGCATGGCAGGAATATCCCAAACGTGCTGGTGGCAATTCCAAGTCAGCAGCCTTCAAAGCCTGGAAAGCACGTATCAGGGAGGGAATAAAACCGGAGAACATGCTTGATGGCGTGAAGCGGTATGCCGCCTGGGTACGTGCTACAGGAAATACCGGCACACAGTTCGTGAAGCAGGCTGCGACGTTCTTTGGACCCGATCGTCACTTCGAAGATTACTGGCAACAGCCAGCCGCTCACGGAGGTGGGCGACAGCGACAGGTCGATGTCCTGGCTGGCCTGGGAGCCATGTCTGACAAATTCGGTAAATCCAGTAACAAATTGACATTCTGAGGTGACAGCGATGATGACGATTGACCAACGTGAGAAACAAACAAGACTACAGGCGCGAATGGATGAGTTACGGGCAGAAATGGATGAGTTACGGGCAGAGATTGCATTTGCTCAGAAGGGCGAAAAGCCATGGCCTTATCGTTCCTGCCTGATGCGTGAAGGTCGCGGATATTGCGAAAAACACGGTAAATATCGTACGCATATACTGGTGTGGATCGATCGTAATGGCGAGGACAGAGAAAAAATTTCATGCTGCCCTGACTGCTTGATCGCTGAGGCCAGTGATTTGACCATGGAACTGTCGTCCCTCAAGGCGGAAGAACTGACTGATAACGCCGGAATTGCTCTGCGTTTTCGGGACTGCGAGTTTGATAATTATCTGGAGGTTAATCCTGACGCAGCCAGAAATCTTGCGGCCTGTCGCCGCTATGCGGAGAACTGGCCAGATATGCTGGAGAACGGTACCAGTCTTGTTATGACCGGCAGTTGCGGTACCGGGAAAAATCATCTGGCGGTATCAATGGCAAAACACATCATCCGTAACTATCTGGCCAGTGTGGAGATCACCGACGTGATGCGCCTTACCCGGGCTGTGAAAAACTGCTGGCGGAATGACAGTGAAAAAACAGCGGATGACGTCATTGAGCATTATGCGTCACTGGATTTGCTGATTGTCGACGAAGTCGGCGTTCAGTTTGGCAGTGCGGCTGAAATGGCCATTTTGCAGGAAATTATCAATGCCCGGTATGAGGGTATTTTGCCAACTATCCTGATCAGCAACCTTTCACCGGAAGAATTGTGGGCGTTCATCAGTCCCCGGATTGCCGACAGGATCACCGATGGCGGGCGCAACTGGTTGTCGTTTAACTGGCCCAGCTACCGTTCTCGTATCGGAGGTGTTGCCGCATGACCAGCCAGAACACCCCGGCATGGCGTAACGATGACCTGGAAGGCGCTGTCATCGGTGCGTTTTTTCTGCGTGGGGCCGATCCGGAAGTGATGGATATTCTGGCCACACTTCCGGCGGATGTATTTTTTGTGCGTCAGTACCGGGATATTTACGCGGGGATTTGCAGACAGGCTCGCATATCCGGCGTCATTGACCCCGTACTGCTGTGCAATGAGATGCCGGAACTTGCCCCGGTGATTACCGACACCGGACGCAAAACCTGGGTGAAGTCTTCACTGGAGCACTATGTCGCAGCGTTGCGGCGCAATGCCGCACTGCGCGATGCAGAAAAAACACTGACTGAAGCATTACAGAATTTACGTGATGCGTATACCTGTGAAGCAGCCGAGGATGCCCTGAAGGATGCGCAGAACATGATGGCCTCACTGTCGACCGGAAAGGGCGTCATTCAGCCGGTTCACATTGATGATGTCCTTCCGGAAGTGGTCGACCGTGTTGAATGCCGCAATCAGGGACTGGAGAAATCCAGGGCGCTGATGACCGGTATTGATGAACTGGACGCAAAAACGGGCGGTATGGAGCCCGGAGACCTGGTATTCATTGCCGCCCGTCCTTCGATGGGGAAAACCGAACTTGCGCTGGACATCATCGACAAGGTGACTGAGCAGGGGCATGGCGTGCTTCTGTTCACCATGGAGATGGCGAACATCCAGATTGGTGAACGTATGGTGTCTGCTGCCGGTGGAATGCCGGTATCCCGTCTTAAGTCTGTTGCCCGTTTTGAAGATGAAGACTGGGCGCGTTTCTCGCAGGGCGTGGGACGAATGACGGGGCGTAATATCTGGATGGTGGACCAGGCAAACCTGACCATTGATGAGATATGTGCAACCACGAAGCACCACCGGATGAAACACCCGGAAACGGCGCTGGTGGTGGTCGATTACCTCGGCCTGATTAAAACCCGCAGCACGGGGCGTCACGACCTTGCGGTGGGGGAAATCTCAAAGGGACTAAAAAGCCTGGCAAAATCCGGCGGTTTTCCGCTGATTGCTCTGAGCCAGCTCTCCCGCGGTGTGGAATCCAGACCCAATAAACGCCCCATGAACTCGGACCTGAAAAACTCAGGGGAAATAGAGGCGGATGCAGACATCATTCTGATGCTTTACAGGGATGAGGTGTACAACCCGGAGACACAGGCGAGAGGCATAGCAGAAATCAACATCACGAAACAGCGTAATGGTACGCTGGGTACCATTTACCGGCGTTTTCATAACGGGCATTTTCTGCCTGTGGACCAGGAGAGTGCCCGGGTTCTTTCCACTCCCATGACGCCGGGCAATCCGCGCAGATACAGCAATAACCGCATGTCGGGTAGTAAAACGGAGCGTTTATTTTGAACAACAGAACAACCACTGTTTCACCGGAACAACTTCGTCGGCAGGCGCAGGAGATGCTTCGTTGTGCTGAACAGATGGAAAAAACGAGCGTGAAAAAAGATACGCTCCGCAAGCAGCTTACTCCGGCGCTTCGTGATCTGCTGCAGGCAAAACACCGCACACAAAAGGCGGTGGATGAGCTGGTGGATTGCGTGGCGGAACTGGAAGGACAGGTAAGCCAGTTTGAAATACTGGTGAAGGAGTTTACTGCGTGATGGCTGAATTTTTTCTTCTGCGTTCATGCAATACCGTTCGCTGAGGTGACCGTGAGAGCACTACTGACCCCTGAAATTGCCCCGCGTATGGGGATCGTATTGTTCAGGCCCGGTTCAGAGCTGATGCCCCTGTTTATGCAGGGGCGTGTCCTGCTGGAGCCTGAGCCGGAACGTTATTCATCTTTTGCCAGTGGTGCCGTTCCGGCGGCATCACAACCGCTGGCGGATGATCCTGCCGTTCGGGCCGTGTTCCGCAATGAGGCAGTGATCCGTCGTGCTGGTGGCGTGGAATGTCTTGAAAGCTGGTTACTTCGTGAAAAGGGCTGTCAGTGGCCTCATTCCGACTGGCACAGCGAGAACATGACCACAATGCGACACGCTCCGGGCGCAATCCGTCTGTGCTGGCACTGCGATAACCAGCTGCGCGATCAGTTCACGGAACGGCTGGAATCAATGGCAACGGATAACTGTGCCCGCTGGGTGTTGTCTGTTGTGCGTCGGGATCTCGGTTTTGATGACAGTCACGTTGTGACAATGCCGGAACTGTGCTGGTGGCTGGTTCGTAATGATCTGGCGGATGCCTTACCGGAAAGTGCAGCCCGTAAGGCACTGAGATTACCGAAGCCTGTTGTGCCGTCTGTCACCCGGGAGAGTGACCTTGTGCCTTCGGTTCCGGCCACCAGCATCATCCAGAATAAAGCGAAAAAGGTGCTGGCGCTGAAAGTGGATCCGGAGTCGCCGGAGTCTTTTATGTTACGCCCAAAACGTCGCCGCTGGGTTAACGAAAAGTACACGCGCTGGGTTAAGACGCAGCCGTGTGCATGTTGTGGAAAGCCTGCTGATGATCCCCACCACCTGATAGGCCACGGTCAGGGGGGAATGGGTACAAAAGCGCATGACCTCTTCGTGCTGCCTTTGTGCAGAAAGCATCACGACGAGCTGCATGCGGATACCGTGGCATTTGAAGAGAAGTATGGCTCCCAGCTGGAGCTGATATTTCGTTTTATCGATCGTGCGCTGGCAATAGGCGTGCTGGCCTGATTTTGTGGAGAAAGTTGATGCGTGATATTCAAATGGTTCTTGAACGTTGGGGGGCATGGGTGGCAAATAATCACGAGGATGTGGAATGGTCATCTGTTGCTGCAGGTTTTAAGGGATTAATTCCTTCGAAAGTAAAATCCCGCCCGCAATGTAGCGATGACGATGGCCTGATCATTAGCTCTGCGATGACAGTTCTTAAGAAAAAGGAACCGTATCAATACGAATTACTGGAAATGTATTATGTGTATGGGGTTACATTACGGGTGTTGGGGGTAAAACTGGGGATATCACTTAATCAGGTTGTTATCAGACTGCAGAAAGCTGAAGGGTTTATTGACGGTTGTCTGGCAATGTTGGGGGTATCTTTAGAAATTGATTGTTACATATAGTAATAAATTCAATCAAAGTAAATAATCATATTTTATTATAACCTCCTGATGATACCTGTTCATTGGGAGATTATTATGGATAAAAATGTAGAGCATGTATTAGTTGATGCAATTGAAAATAAGCAATCTTTAACAGTCGTTTACTTAGGAGGGAGCCAGCCCGGAACATTAAGGAATATTTCTCCGATTAGTATAAATGGGGATAAATTGCGGGCAAGATGCCATAGTTCTGGAGCAGTAAAGGTTTTCAATCTTGGGAAAATACAGTTACCCAGTGACTCCTGCGCGGTATCTATGCACTATGGAGATTTAGAAGTTAAAGCTTATGAGACGATGCAGAGCGTAAATGACAACTTTCATGCCCTTTATCCTGAAGGACGATGGGGTGTTGATTTTAATGAGCATCGCTTTGCTTTATTTGATTTTTTTAAAAACGGGAAACAAAAAAAAACGGCATTTATGGCAATTGAGTTCAGGGAAAGAGATGAAGAGAAAATAATAACAGGTGTAACAATTGATATTGGTATATCTGGAACAGTGATTTCTGAGAAGTCCCGAATCCCAAAAAGACGACCATGGGTAGTGGTTGGTCCCGAACACGGAGAATACAGTACTTATTCAACTTTGGACAAGGCTGCTACAGCGTTTTTTGAGAGGCTTTCGTTGATAGCATCCGGCCTGGAAGATAATTGATTTTATGTTTGGTATTCAGAGTTCGCCGTGCTTAAGAAAGTCAAGATTCTAAAAATACTGAATGAGCTACTTGTGTTATAACAAAAATGCTATTAGTGTGTTAAGAGTGGTTACTTCGCCACACAACTTAAACCCGCCACTGAGCGGGTTTTTTGTACCTGTAAACTTGGTGCAGTACAGTAAACACGCTGGTGGTCGTGAATACTGACTTTTTATCTTGCTGGCTTTTTAGACAAGAGTTATTGGTATGTCATGTTAACCAGAAGGGAAAAAGACATGCTAAAACAGCAAGATATGACCGAAACCGCCAGAGTGGTGTTTAATGAATTGAGCGTCACCGAACCGGCGACAGTCGGGGAGATTGCGCAGAATACTTACCTTTCACGCGAACGCTGCCAGTTAATACTGACCCAGCTGGTTATGGCGGGTCTGGCAGAC